AGCGAACACAGGATCAACAACCAACCAACGGCCCTGCGTATCAACAAACTGTTGATCTAACAAGCGGCTCATGCGAGCAATCACTTGAAGAGGTGATGCAGAAGCAGTTGCAATAGCAGTAGCACCCGGTAAACGTGGAACTACAACAATTGCTTCACCTGCAACAGCGGCACCGCCGCCGTCATTTAGGTTGAAGTCAGTAGCGTCCAACTTCATAGAAGCAAGAAGCTCGTCAGAACCAGCAGTAGTAACTGCTTTAGTTCCGTTTACAGTTGTGTTGACAGTGTCGCCAGCAGAATGCAAAGCAGACTGAGCATAACCAGACAGGTAGCCAAGAACTTCTTGGTCATACTGGTCACGCAAACGATACGCCGCACGATCTGTAGCCATTTGCATGAAGTTCACGTGTGAGTGCGCTTCTTCAATGTCGTCGATCTTGAATGCGAAGTAGTTCGACTTGTCGATTACAAGAGAGAAATCTTCATCGTCAAGATCTTGCGCTGTGATTTGTGAACCACGAGTGTAAGCTTGAACTGAAATTTCAGGCTCTTTGATGATCTTCACTGAATCACCCATTTGAGCGATTTCACCGAAGTAATCGTTGTTAGTAATATCTTCTACTGTAGAAGACTTACGGAAAGCAAGCTGTACCTGCTTTGAGTAGATAATTGGGCTAAAGTTACCATTAGGAAGGTTGCCATAGCCCGATGCGCTTGTAAATGCCATGAGAGACACTCCTTATGTAGCATAGGGTTAAGGTTATGTGTAACTTCGCCAGAGGCCATCTAGCATCAGGGTGGTATGTTCACCGGCCAAAGTGATCATACGGCCTGCGTAGTTTGGGTGTTCTGTGAAGGTGAAATAAGACTCCCTGCTACTTCAACAACCGGCCAGAAGTTAATGTAACAGTTTGTCTTATTTCAGGTTAGGTGTGGGTATCCTTACGGGGCCACTGTATTCTGCACATAGTTATATCCAGAAAATTTTATTTGTCAACACCTTATCGTGCTGAACCAGATAAATCGTAAATAAATTTACCTGCGCGAATCGCTTCTGCAATCTCTTCTTGCCTAGCTTCATATTGCTGAGCAGTCATACGATTAACATCGGATTCTTTAATATAGCTCTTAGATTCGTCACCTTCAGGCGCAGAACGTCCAGAGCGAGTACCAACCGCTGTAGCGGCATCTTTATCTTTAGTAGATTTTTTCTTACCTGTGATTCCCATATCAGCTTTGTACAAATCAATTGCACGTGCCGCTGATACTGCGTCTGCGTCATTGTCGTATAACGCATCTTGTACCCACTTAGGTTGCTCTTCAACCCAATTGTGAAATTCATCGGTTTCACGAATCTGCTCAAAGTCTGGATGCAAACGCATAAGTTCAGCTTCTGCTTTTTCACGCTGTGCTTCCATCTTCATTTCATCAATTGCTTTAAATTTACTTTCAAACTCAGAGGCTTGCTCATGAGCCTTCTTCATAGCAATTGTTTCTACAATCTTTGCAACATCAGGATATTGCTCCATCCAAGATTCCAATTCTTCTTCAGATTTTGGATACTTTATTTCATTCTTGGTGGATGCGTCAAGCTGAGACTTCAATGCATCAATTTGTTCTTGCAGTTCCGTCTCTTTCTTCTGCGCGTGTCTGCGCAAATCGCCGTACCTTTTCTTAAAGGTCTTTTCCTCTGCGCTCGTAGGTTCAGGACCGTCGTCAATTGACTCTTCAGTTTCCTCTTCTCCTTGATTGCCTTTTAGTAAGGCTTCAAGTTCAGCCTCTTCGTCTTCAATGCGTTTCTTATTAGCGTTACGCTTAGCAAAGCCAGATGCGACTTTTACTTGTTCTACTTTAGTAGCCATTTCGGTTGTAGTTGTAGACATGAATATTTCCTTTGTCTGGGGCTAACGGTAGCTTTTTAGGGCGTTAGGTAGCCAGTTAAATGTAGGCATTAAGGTTGCCTACTGACCTTCTTATGGAGTAAATTGATCATCTCTATTAGAATCACCAGACCCGCCGCCAACTCCTCCAAAACCGCCATAAGAATCTGCTCCACCAGATCCTGTACTGCCAGATTCCGAAGGATCTTCACTCGCAGTTGATCCCATAGCTTCAACTGTTTTAGCTTGTTGTGAAGCTATTTGATCTTGTTGCCCGCCGGTGCCGCCTTCTTCAGACGGATCTTGACTTGCCGTGGCTCCTACTGCTTCTACCGTTCTAGATCTTTGCTGTGCTACACTGACCGCCTCATCATTTGAAAGTCCTTCGTCTCTTTCAATTGTTTGTGCCTCTTTTAATAGGTTAGCAACGCCTTCGTCGTCGTATTTACTAAAGAATCCTTCAATGCCTGTATTAGTATACCTATTAAGATCAATGTCATACTTTTCTGCAATTCTTTCTATTGCGGCAGTCCTGCCTAAGTGAGTCTGTACTCCTGCGTATATTGCTCCAGTAATATTTAATGTTGGTTTTCCTGTCATAAAAGGATCTTCAGAAATTAATTTGGCAAATTCTGGGTCGTATAAAGCTAAAGCATTATTAATTGACTTATCTTTTTCCATTTGCGCTTGTCTTTCTTCTTCTCTTTCCCTATCATCTCCGCCTCCGCCATCTGGCTGTTGCACAACAGGTGCGGCAATTTCAGGCTTTACTTCTTCAGGCTTATACACTTTATATCCTGCTGGAATCTCTTGCTGTGGCTTACCGTCCATAAACAGAATAGTAATCATCTCACCGTTAGGACCAATGTACTGACGCTGTTCTGTAATACCCTTTTGCTCACCAACAGCAGATTGTGCAGGACGAGATACAAATTGACTATAATCAGGGAACTGTGTTGTAGGAACTTGTGGAGCTTGATATCCTCCTTGTTGCTGAGGAGGCATGTAGCCGTAGCTAAATTGTTGCTGTGGCATACCCGGTACGAAAGTACCTTGTTGCGCGTGGACAACACCACCTTCTGCAAAGCTCATTGTTTCAGGGTCATTTGGATCAAAGTTATCAATAAGTTCGTCGATCTCACCGTCGTATTCACCTGAATCATCCATGGTTGCTTCATCGGCATTCCCCATCTGACCCATAGCTTCCATCTTAGCTAGACCTTGCTTAGCCTTAGAGCGCAACTCCATCAAATTTTCGAGTCCAATGTAACGTACTACATCAGCGGGGAATACGAACTCACCTTCACTTAGTTGCGCAGGTATGTCGTCCCTTACTTCAGATTGCGTCGAACCAGAAGGTACATCATTACCTGATACTGGATCGACAGTACCGCCTTCGTCTTTAAGGCCGCCATCTTCCATGCCTCCTTCGGCAAAAGCGGAAACTGTCTGATCTTCCAAATTGCGCCGTGCGCGGCCCTTTGCCATTGATTCATCCCCTTCAATACTGTTGATACGCGCCTTTGGCTTTTTAAGCGTTTTTTGAATATTTAACTTGTCTTGTTTTGATAAGGTTGACATGTAGGCATCAAGCTTATCCGTCTTTTCACTTGGATCAACCAACCCAAGAAAATCATCTTCGTTGATCAACTCCAAATCACGCATCTGTATGTTGGCTTTTGCATCTGGAGTCACAAGTTCTGTAGAAGAATCACCAAGGATCTGATCAGCCGTTGCTTTTCTCTTGGTCATTTCTTTCCAGTACTTAGATTCAACAGCCCTAGAAGTCTCTTCTGACATTAAAGATGGACTACGTTTTTGCGCCGCTTTTACTGCAAGATCTTCTGTTTTGTGTGTACTGGTAGGTTTAATTTGTTTTTCATCAAGAAGTTTGATAAGTTCAGATTTAGAATACTCAATGCCGTCATGTATAGATGGAACATTTACATATTTCCCGTTGTACGGAATAGTCATAGATTTTTCAGTGACTATTTCTCCACTATGAGAAATGTATATAGGGCGACCTGCTTCTGTAGTGAATTCAGTCATAAGTCCAACAGGACGGGAGCCAACCTGATTAATATCATCATATAGCCCTTCAAGTCCCTTAAAATCAACCATCGGATAAAGCCTCATCTCTTAAATATTTAAGTGATCGCAAAGCTTGTACAGCACCCTGCGCCTGATGGATGGATACTATGTTGTCTGATTGCTCTAGTTTTCTATGGTTTTCGGATATCATAATGTCTAAATACTCACAGAAGGCATCCCACTGTTTTGCGTTACTGCAAAGGGATTTCAGCTTGCCCACCACCTGCTTCCGGTGTTGGCTGTTGTCCACCTTGATCATTTCCTGTAAATCCTTGTTCTCCCGGTACAGGAGCTTGTCCTACACCGATATTACCTCCGCCTGTACCAGCAGTATCTTGTACTCCCGGTGGACCACCCGCAGGTTGTGCTGGAGGAGCAGGTGGCGCATTCTGTTGCATGATCTTTTGTTGTAACGCCGCCTCTTCAAAGCTGTTGGTTACCTTCTCAGGATCAAGATCCATTGACTTAGCAATCTCGCGCACGATGTAAGGAAACTTAGCAAATGGCGCAAGGGCTGGGTTAGAAGCAACTTGCAAGAACTGCATCAAGCGTTGGCTACGAACTTCATTTGCCATCAAAGATTCTGTACCACGAGCTTTGACTTCAAGATCACCTTTAATGTTAGGATCAAAGTCAAATTGCATGTTAAATGAGAACATCGACTTACCAAGAGGTGCAAGTAGATAATCATCTATGTTCTTGATCACAGTTTTGATGCCTCCAGCCGCCGCATTCATCAGCATTGAGATACCAGACGCTGTACGTCCTACACCGGCAACACCTGTCTGTCCATGTGCAAATGAGGGGAAGCCTGTTGACTCGTCCGCTAGTACGCGGGCTTTGTCAAACAACTGCATGTTCTCACCAGAAACATTCGGGAACTTAGTGCCGAAGATAGCCTGTCCCGGTGCTCCGCCTTGACGACGGAAGACCTTGCCCCGATAAACAGACAAGTCCTGACCCGGAACGAGGTTTGTCTCATCAATCTCAATTAATAGATTGCCTGAGAGAACTGCATTGTCCACAGCCATACGCATGAAACCGTTCATCAGCGTCTGTGTATCGTCCATGTTTTCAGCGATACCTACACCGAAGAATGAGTATGGGTTTAACTCATACGGTACAGCATAGTATGGGATGTTAGCAGGCTTAAATGGATTCAGTACTGCACGTAAGATACGTCCATTGCAATACCAAATGTTTGCTTGTACTTCGTCAATATCTTCAAACTCTTCTGGAATATCGACACCACCCGTTTCTAAGATTTCTTTGTCGATTGTTCCCCAATACTCAAGAACCTCAAATCTTTCAATATCATAGTCTGTTTGATAATCGCGTAGATCATCTTCCCAATACTTTTTAACGTACCCTTCACCCAATGAGACAACCTCATCAATGACATTGGTACGGAAGAAAGGACGCTTCTTCAATGAACGCAGTTGTGTACGTGACATTTTGTGACGCTCAACAACATACTGCGCCTCATCCATGTTTGACGCATCTGGGTCAGGATAGAAGTTCCATACAGAAACATGGGACGTAGAGGGAACCGTTTTGATTGCTGGGTTGTATTCCCCTTCCTCGTCCCAATTTGGGTATTCCTTGTCTACAGCAAATGGTCCTTTCATAATACCAGTGCCGAACAAGGCCATTTCAAATGCAGTTGAGCGGAGTTGTTTAGATGCATGGGATTCTTCAAGCTGATCCATGATCTTTTTTTCCATCTTCTTAGCGGCAACTAATGCTGGCTCAAATGTAATCTGAGTTGCAGTAGTACCGTAGCCTTCTTCTAGGCCGTCAACTTCACTTAGTTTTTCTTGTAGTGCGCCAAGCTTCATTTCACGCAATGAGTTGGCGGTTGCTCCAGCAGGGAACTCTTGTCCATCTCCTTCAAAACCGTAAACTGAGCCTTCCTGAACAGGAGCCGCTCCAGCCTGTGGTGGTTGCATGTCAAAGTGCACAGCCTCGCTGACACCTTCAGGCAACTTAGTTGGCTCAACAGTAATTGGAAACTTATTACCTGCAAACAGTACGTCAATAATCTGACCATACGCCGCAAGAGTTTTAGTCTTCGTTACCTTAATAAATACACGAGACTTTTCAGCATCAGTAAACTGAACATCCGGCCCATAAATACCACGGTAGTTTCTATACGCCTGTAGCCAACGATCTTCATCCTGACGGCGAGTATCTTCAGCTTTACGATATCTCTCCATTACATGACGAACAATCGCCTGTAATTCTGTTGCTTCAGGCTCAGACTCTTCGTTGTCCTCTAAAGCGAGTTGTAGATCCGTGTCTACTTCAAAGATATCATCTTCTTCCATATTTAGTATCCAAATTTACTGTCTGAGGGTACGTAGGACGATGTCCTTGAATGTGCTGGATCAAAGTCCCAAATTGAGAAACGAGGTCTTGACATAATACCGTATCGTAATGCGTCATACAGGTGGTCTTCAGACTTCGTGTCAATATCCTCTGGATTTTTCTTATCCAAAGGAATGATTGGTAGTTGTGCAATTAAATTTGTGCAGTTATTAAAAAACACAAGTCGAGGTTCTTCACTGAATTCATCAACCTGTAAGCGTCTATGCAATTCGTTTTTACCTGCGATACGTGAGCCTGCTGAGCGATCAGATGGCCTCCAACGACACCCTTTCTGAATCATCTGTTCTGCAAGGGACGGTCCTGTGTCTCCACGCTTATGCCAGCATGAGCTATCTAGTACGCCGTACTTGATGTTGCCGTCATTCGCTTCAAGTTCAGTAACCATATCTGCAAGATCAGTTGCCAAGACTTTACTAACGTATAACTCACGATAGACAATAAGCTGTTCATCAGGAGTACAGGCAAACCAAACAACAGCAGAATAAGAGCCGTACCCATAATCGCAGGCGCGAAACTTAACCCAATTGTGAGGTATATCAAAAGGATCAATAGTATGTATTTGTCTGTTGAACTCAGGAAACGCCGCACCTTCAGCAACATCCCAATTACCCTCTAATAACTGTTTACGTTGATGCTCAGGTAAGGACAAGAGCATCGCTTCATAGTCCCCCTGATCATACAGATGAGGGTTATCTGTTAGCATCGCAGGTATAAACCTACGTTTAAATAGTGGTTCACCAGCTTTGGAGTGATTGGGAGGGTAACACAAAGTCTTACCACTTTCAATGTCCGTAGCGTGAAATGCTTTACCCGAAGGGGCTGGGTCAATGAACATCTTTTTCACCCAAGCATGCCCCGGTCCACCGGGGTTAGTTGTCGCTCGCATATATGTAGGCAAATCACTAGCCGTACTACGCAAACGAGAACGCATATAATCCCATGCGAATGGCGTATGCCACTGTGTCAATTCGTCAAAACCAATCCAGCTAAATGCCTGTCCTTGGTATCTTAACACATCGTCGTCCCGATCTAGATACGAGAACCACAGCCTTGCGCCTGAAGGGGCAGTCCATTGCATCTTTCTTTCTGACCACTTGATTCCCGGCCAGATCTTTGGGTACATCTCTTGTGACTTCCAAACGAGTTCCCTTAGTTCCTCATTTGTGTGTCGTAGTAGCAACCCACTGAATGATGGGTGACCCATAAATCGTAACGGGTCAGCCAACATAGCATAAGACTTACCACCGCCTGCGGCACCTCCATACAAAACCTCCCTTTCACCTGATGCTAAGAACTCAGTCTGTGGTCCAGCATTCGGTTTAAATATGACATTGTGTTCTTCTTCAGGGCGGATCGGCTCAAACTCAGGCTCAGCGTGAGGATCTTCCCTAACTTCAATCTTCGGCTGTGCTTGTACTGTTGATCTGCGACTTCCTTGCGCCGAGCCTCGTGCGCTCGATTTCTTCCGCTTTGGTGATCGCCGTCTCGTACCGCTTGGCCCACTGCTTGAGAGTTGCGCTTCGTCTTTTGTTGGATTGCTCACTATCTATCCGTTTTTTCAATCCCATATGAGAAATACTACGGCCTGTTTGTTTTGTTAGCCAATTAGATACTTCTCTGTAGCTGTACTGTTGAAGGTATTCTTTAGCCTTCTCTAGTGCCCTGAGTTCCCTTGGAATTGGTAAGAGAATGTCGTCATCTTCAGGGTCTTCTTTGTAACCAAATGGAATAGTACGTGCTATTCTTGGTATTGGGAGGAAATCATCATCCTCAATTACATTTTCTGGCTGTGCTAATATCCACTTGCCAGTCGATCTATTATTCGTCATCCTCAGAGCGTTTCGGTGGAAGAATCATCACACCGCCTGTAGATTCAATTTGTACCTTCTCAGATTTAATAATACCGACACGATCCATCACTTCTTTAGCCGCTTGCATCTTTTCTTTAATGCCTAGCTCAGTTGGATCAATTAACGCACCAGCCATAGCCATTGCCGCACGAGGTGCGTTCTGGGCGAGGTACATGTTGGTACGTTCTAATATCTCATCTTTCAGTGATTCCACGATAGATGCTGTGTGCTGTGTAGGAGAGTATCCAGCTATTTTTTTAGCTTCAACAACACTGCCACGTGCCTCCTCAAAGAGTACGTCTAAGAACTTCTGTTGTTTTTCAGTTAGCTGTCTAGCCATTACTTTACTTTCCTATATGCTCTTACTTTGTTCGCAACCTTTTTAGGCTGTGCGACAAACTGTGCGCCTTTCTTGGTGCCCTGTCGCTTGGCTTTCGTAGTGGCGGCATACTCTCTGGCCGAAAGAGCCTTGATAGCTTTCTCCGGTAGATAACGCTCCCCGGTAGCTTTCGGGCCTTGAGTAGATGGCTTGCCACTCTTGGTACGCCACTTTTGCTTTGTCCAAGCTTTGAGACTGCGTTGTGGAGCCTTCATTATGACTTGTACCCACCACCTTTTTGTTTGTATAACAAGGCGACACGTTGTGCTTTTCTAGCAGACCACTGTCCGGGTGCACCACCTTTGCCGCTGGCTTTGACTTGTTCAAATATGCGTTTACGTAATCCGGGCTGAGTGTAGTTACCTGATTCATTAACAGTGCTTCCACCTTTTGCATATTTAGTGACTGCATTGTACGGGCCGCTCTTCGCCATGCCACCGCCCATCATATGCTTCTTGATTTCTTTAGGTGACTTACCAGCTTTCTTCATTGAGATTGCAACAGCCGCTTGTTGAGCACGAGATTTGTATGGCATGTAAATTATCCGTTTGGTAGGAATACTTCTTCAACAGTGACAATGACACCTAAATCAGGATCATTACCACCGGCAGTATTGTCAGGTGTCGCTTTAATTGTGTCACCCTCTTCAAGCACGAGGAAAGATCCACTCAACTGAAGATACTCACCAGATGCTAAGTTCTTACTTCCTAGTACGGTAATTGGTGTACCGTTATCTGAATCATTCCATATAACTGCAACATCCGATGCGTTTGCTGTCCCGTTAGATATAAAGATCAAAGACATGTACGCAACAGTGTTTGGCGGGCACGTATATACAGTATACTCAGTAGCATCTAAAACGAGATGAATACCGTAGCTTTTAAATCGACTAGGACGGGTGACGTTTAACGCCATTGATTAGCCACCTGACCGCAAACGCTTAGAACGCTCTGCTGGTGTCTCACCGGGCAGTGCAGTCATTGCTTGTACAGACTCAGGCATTCTGCGTTGTATCTGCTGTCTGCCCATCATGTTGTTAGGATGCCCAGTAACTTTAGACAATTGGTCCTGTACCATACCGCCTGCGGCATAGTAATGTGTCCTGCCTTTAACTGATCCGCCTTTAGCCATCTTGCAATTAGACATTTACTTACGGCCCTTCTTAACTGCGCCACCGTATGCTTTCTTAACTACCTTTTTAGGCCCAAGGCATTTATTTTTTGCCTTGCATTCAGCTTTACGATTGCAACCCTTACAGTAAGTCATAGCCATTACTTCTTACCTCCAAGGTGATCCACAACATTACCGCCTGTTGCGTAGTTATGCTGGTACATCTTATTACCTTTACCACGAGCCATGCCACCATCTTTCATGGTAGATGACTTCTCCGGTGCTGTTTCAGATGGATCATTCGCCATTGGCTGATCTTCTGTGTTAGATGGCATTTCATAGCCTGAGCCGGGAATGTTACGTAACTCAATCAAGGCTCTCATGTACGGATCAGAACCTCTTTTATTATTGCGCATCTGCCGCTCATAAAATGCAATTTTTTCTTTATCAGTCATACCCGGCATTACCTAATTCCTCGTGATGATTTCTGTGTTGGCTTCATGGATGCACCACAGTTAGCTCGCTGTGCCATACCTCCACTACTATATTTAGATACTGAACCACCGCGATTTTTGAGAAGCTTTCCACTCTTACCCGCTTCACTTTCACGGTACTTTTTACGCTCCGCCGGGGACATTGCTGTGATACGCTTATTATGTGCTCGTAACGCCTCTCTTCTAGCATTTACTTTTCTAGCTGTTTCTTTTCTAGCCTCTACACCTGCCTTATCTGCGGCAAGAGCCTTTTCCATTGCCGCTTTTTTCTTCGCTTCAGTAGTTGCTTTATTTTCAGGCTTAGGTGTTGACTTAGGTTTTGACTCAGCTTTTGGTGTTGGCTTGGGTTTTGAATCAGCTTTTGGTTTTGAATCAGCTTTTGGTTTTGATTCAGCTTCTACTTTTTTAGCTTTAGCTTTTTCTTTTGCTTTACGCTCAGCATCCAGCTTCTTGACAAATTCATCACGGCGGCCTTCTGGTATAACATCTGAGCCTGCGCCTACCTCATCAGAGGCTAAAAATGCGCCCACACCACTACCTAATTTAGTCAGTGAACTCAAGCGAGAAGCTGTCTTAGATAGCGTATCTCCCGCTTTACCTGTTGCAGTCTTAACCATCTTCTCAACACCCTGCTTAGTAACTTTAGGGCGTCTGTCTTCGGTACGTAGAGAAGACCCTCTAGTAGGCGTTTTTGATTTAACTGTAGGCGTGGTGCGACCCTCAGCGATAACACGACGAATAATCTTCATTCCTCGGTCACCGACTTCTTTACGGTGTTGCTTTACAAAATCATCGACTGCGGCTTGCATCCTCTGATCTGCAATCTTTGCACGATTTTGTTTTACCCAATTTTCGACTGCTTTTTGCAGTTTCTTTTCATCTAACTTTTGTGCGCCACGAGTTGCCATATCTATGCCCTTGGATTTTTCTTTCTCGCAGTCTTCGTGCGAGCAATGGAACGGTTTTTGGATGCTGGCTTGACAGCCAACTTGCTATTGTTTAATGGATTACCAGTTGTGTGATGGACATCTTTCCCATCACCTTTCTTAACCAAGCCAGCCTTTGCCATCTTCCTGCGAGCCATCACACGTGATGATCTAGCTTTACGCTGGGCAGGCTTACTGTGGTAGTTATCATATTCTTTACGGTAGTTACGTTTAGCTACCATTTCTTACAACTCCAGTAACGAGCACTGAACTTATCTGTCGCTGTGTCACAGTTGTGACGAGCACGGAAGGACTTACGTCTCTCAGGATTATCCTTTTTGATCTCCATATTCGGATCACCAAAACGGACTATCTTAATTTCATCGCCTTTCTTAGCAAGTACAGCAAACTTCTTGTTGGCACCGGGAGTACGCTTAGGTTTGTTGAAGCCAGCGAATGTCTCACCACGGTACTTAATTCTACCTGATGGTAATCTTTCTACATCTTTAGTTGTTGCCATCCGTCCAACCTGCTTCTTTCATGTATTCTTCAACTTGTAATAATGACAAAGACCGCCCAAAGCGGTCCTCCAATGCTTCACGCACAAAGAATACATCTGAATGCGGTATATGAACACTGTCTAAAGACGTACCAGTCCTTAAACAATCGTAAACTTTTTCTAGTAGTCCCTCACGGGATCTTTCAAATTTATACATAGTTATATTCGGAAAATTGAAAATGTCAAGGAAATTGACAAATGAGCAGATACAGATTGTATCACTCTGGATGGGATGTACAGATTCTAGCACAGATACTTCATCTATGCAAGGGTTCATTTAAGTGTACATTTAAGTGTTACACTGACAGTGTATTTTACATCTTTTTTTCAGGACTTTGTTGTTTTCTTCTTCTTATCATCACTTTCAGTAATGAGTTATATCCAGAACTAAGAATAAGTCAAGTTAATAATAGCTATGATACTGATAGATACTAACTATACATACCCATGGTTTATCATAGAAAATAGCTATCGTGTGGATAGCCTCATGTACATTGTGGTTTACACTTCAAAATCCACTTCTGTGTATTTCTGTGTATATGTGTACGTGGGTACCGGGGGTGGCTCTCGCCCGCCCCACCAACAAAATGCGCAATATGTGCGGCTAAAACGCGCAAAATGTGCGGATAAAGGGTCAAAAGCGCAATATTTGCGTGCTATCCGTCAACTGATATCTAATCACTTGATAGCCAGAGTGAGACGCAAAAAGTGCGACACGCAAAACGTGCGCGTGTTGCAATGGTGAAGCATCTATACCGCACAATTTGCGTGTCCAGATACTACCTGCAATTTTTGCGTGTCCACATAGTTGGCATGGTTATTGCTACGCGCGTTCCTTTTATACGCGATAGGGACACGCACAATTTGCGTCACGCAATATTTGCGCATGGTAGGTGTAGGATTTTCCTACGCTCTTTGGTGTGGGATTTTCCTACGGGTGTTGACTCTGATTCGCGGTAGTGGTTTAATAATGGCTCGAGTACAAATATCAATTTCAAATAAAGGAATGAAGTTATGAAAAATTTAAACGTAGTTGATCTGACTCCCGCGCATCGTTTCGGTGCTGACTTTGCTGACGATGCAAAGAAAGTTGCTGAAAAAGCTTTTGATGATTTGAAGAGCAAAGAGCGCGATTCAGATATCAAGGGCGCGGCAAAGAACAAAGGGCGCGAGCGTAAAGCAAAGGGCGCGGCAGTTCGCGCGGATGTGTCTAAAGTTGCGCTGACAGTTGAGCAAATCGCGGAGTCATTCGGCAAAGAAAACAAAGCGCGAGCAACTTTGATCAAGCGCAAAGAGCGCGAGATGAAATCGCGTAATGAAAAGAACATCGCGGACTTTGTCGCAATTGGTAAAGCTTTGCGCGGATTCCAGATTCAAGCCGAATATGAAAAAGACGGTAAAACTTTAGTGAACAATTCCACTCTGGAATCGGTTTTAGAATCGTTTGATTTATCGCATTATTCGCGCGGACAAAGACGCGCCTACATTGTGGTTTATCAGCGTGAAACCGAATTGCAAGCTTTGGAAGCATGGCGACAGTCAGTTGCGAAAAAGCGCATCAAGCCGTTGCACGAATTGGACGCTGATTCTATCCGCTCCGCGTTTGATGCATACGACAAAGCGCAAAGCGCGAGCGATTCGGAAAATGAATCGGACAATGATCCAAAAAAGGATACGCTAGACAAAATCGTTAAAAATGCGTTAACCCGCGCGGATAAACTAGGGATTGAAAAAGCCGAACTAATCCGCGCCATTCAATCGGCGCAAATCTAACCCGTAGGATTTTCCTACACTGAATCAAGACCCTGCTCCGGCAGGGTTTTTTTATGCCCAAATTTTTTTTTTTTTCGGGCTACTATCAACGTGCCTACGTGCCTGCGTTTTGGTGCGTGCCTTTGGCGTGGGATTTTCCTACGCCGTTTAATTGGGAGAAATTATGAATTTGTTATGTTCTGAATGGGTGTCTGTTCATCTCGCGCAGAAGCGCAATCACAATCGTGATATGACAGGCAAGTACAACAATCCGAAACTCAATCGTGCGCGTCATCGTTCGCAGTATCGTGCGCATCTGAAATCGTTGCAGAGTAGTGGGATTGTTTTGTGGTGAAGTCTCTCGGTCACTTGACACAGAGTCAAATATGTGAGACTATATAGTCATGGGGCAAATGCCCCTTTTTTATTGGAGGTGTAGGATTTTCCTACGGGGAGCAACAAATGAAATTGCTAGATACACAGGGATCTAATCCCAAAGCTAAGAAGTCAGCTAACTATGATTTCTACGGACAGCCTGTACGCTATGCGACACTGTCAATGATGCCCAATGACAAGCTGTGCCCTATGCGCCACAAAGCTGGGTGCGCTGATCCTTGTCTTGTGACATCTGGTATGGGGGGCGTGTATCCATCTGTCAATGCTTCACGGCAAGCTAAGA